CGCTCACGTCCCTGCCATCGACAAGGCTGTTGGTCGGTCCGGGTATGCGGCGGGTCTGTGTCTTACGGTAATCGATGGTCGCCCTGACCAGGTCGCCCTTCATCAGGATGGGGCGTTCTTTGATTGCTGAGCTCATTTGGGAAACTCCCGCCACTCATTCGGCACCTCTACATCTACATGTGCGCCCCACTGCTTCAAAAAGAACGGCACGCCTGCGGCCAGGCATTGGTCGTGCAGGTCGCCCGCCCACTTTGATTGCATCCACCGCGCACTCGGCCCTGTCTCGCCGCCGCAGATGACCCAGTTGAGCGGGTCATAGTCAAGCCATGTGTCGTGCGATGCCTCGGGCACTTGGCCGAGGTACCGTGACAAATCCACCGGCCCGAGCATCGGCTCAACGCTCACGAATCTCACGGCCGCAGGAATTTCGAGTAGGATGGGTATGCGCTCATCTGCGCGCTGTTGATTCTCTGCCGTCACGCCCAGCCAGATGTTCGGCCATTCGGCAAACCTTTCCGCGTGTCCCTCCAGTAGCCGCTCTGGTCGCTTTGTGAGCAGGAGATACGTGTGGTGACTCATCCCGCTCATCGGATGGGTCATAAGCCCGAAAATGCGGTCTATGGTCTGTGTGCGCACGTCCCTATGGAATAAGTCGCCCATCGAACAGACAAAAATCCGTCGCGGCTTGCGCCAATGTGTCGGCTGCTCAAACACTCTGTCTTGGTGTTCTGTTCCCGGGCAGAATGGGTCGTGCTTCGGATAACCAAACCTGCCCCTCAGCCGTTGCGCCATTCTCGCCGCATAACAGTTCTCGCACCCCTCGCTGATCGGCGTGCAGCCCGTGATGGGATTCCAGGTCTCGTCGCACCATTCTATTTTGGAGCTCATTCGGCGAATTCCTCAGCGAACAATGATTGCTCGACCACGTGTTCGGCTTTGGCTGCGGCTTCCAGGTTCTTCTTGGCCTGCTTGAAATAGGACGACTTCAGTTCTATGCCGACGCCCATGCGCTCATTGACCACAGCGCCGTAGACCTCAGACCCCACGCCCATAAATGGGGTGAGCACGACCTCGCCGGGATTGCTCCACAGCACAATGCACCGCTCTATGACATCAAGTTGAAGCGGGTGGACGTGCTTCTCGTCGTCCTCTTCCTTGCTGTCAATGAACGACAGCACGCGACCGATTCTCACGTCATCCCAGAACGCGCTGGCGTACTGTCTCCATATCCAATGACTGTATCGGTTCTCGATCTGGTTGCCTTCGTAGCCGCGGTATTTCAGCAGGTCGGGCGGGATCTCACGCTCACCGGCATAGTTGAGTAAGCCGTTGGGGTGTTCTATCGGGATGGGGTTCTCGCCCTTCAGCCTAAAGGTCAAGAGGTAGTCCGCGCTTGCCACGCTGCACCGGCTCGAGTCGTCAACGATGGTTTTGTGCGCGAGGTTCTTGGCCATCGTCCTATTGCGGACACCGAGCGGCTCTTTCCATACGCAGTATCTGCCGGTGTATTTGAATCCGAATTCCTCGTGCATCCGTATGACATCGCCCGGGAAGTCGCGCATGTGATCGCATCCGGTATTCCCGCTTGGAATATCACAGCAGTGGACCGCCGTCACCCGGCCTGGCAATGTCAGGCGCTCGATGTGCTGCACGACGTACCGGTAGTGGTCGAAGAACTCGTCATAGTTTCTGGCGTTGCTCAGATCGCGCGGGTCGCTTGAGTAATGATACAGCCCCCCGAACGGCGGGCTATACACTGAAAGATGTATCGATCTATCCGGCATTTCAGACATGACCTCGATACAGTCGCCATTATAGACGGCGTAATTCTCTGTAATCACCTGGTCGCGGCAAGCCATGATGGTATCCTTTCTGCTATGGGCTCCGTGGTATCTACATCAACGGCCTGCGCTTCATTCATAAACGCCACCAAATTTGAGAACATGACTTCCGCTGCGGCCGCTTTCTTCTTTAGATTAGACAAAACCTTCTGCTCCCCCTTCGTGGAAACAATGTCAACCGTCACTCGTTTTTTCTGTCCGAAACGCCAGCACCGCCTGACGCTCTGATAATACTGCTCATAGGAATGTGATGGGAAAAAGGTCATGTGCGCGCAGTGCTGCAGGTTCAATCCGAATCCCGCGCACATGGGTTTCGTGATAAGCCTTGCCGACTGGCCGGACAGGAATGCCATCAGCTTTTCCTCTTTCTCTTCATCGCTCTGGCTGCCGGCCACCTGCACTGAATTGTCGACCATCTTCTCAAGTATGTTGCCCTCATCGTTCAGGTGGCACCAGAGTATCGATGTTTTTCTCTTTTGTGACAGCTCTGCCGCCATTTCGCACCGCTCATCTATGGTCGCCCGGCGTTCCTCGCGTTGCTCTTTCAGGCAGGACGCCGGCATGGGAATGAGGTATCCGTCCATTGGCCTTGATACGTCAATGATGTGTTCCCGTTCTCTCAGGGCGGGCAGTATGAATCCGTTGTCATCATATCCGAGGTCGGACGGTTTCCGCGCTGCCCTGGCCCATGTGCAGACCCATTTCCAGAACGGCTGCTCGGCATGATGTTTGAATCGCCACTTGGGCACCTGCCCACCCTGGGCCGCGAATCTGCGCTTAGTGTCCACGGTGGGATTCTGGTCGTTCTTAAAAAAGCGCCCGAGCATGTCCATAAAGCCGAGCTCACCCAGTGCCTCACTGGATGTGCCGAGCTCGATGTAGTCATTGGGCGCGGCCGTGGCGGTACATAATAACCGGAATGACATGCGCCGCATGAATTCGGTAATATCGGCCTTGTATTTCCCATCGAAGTTTTTGAGTATGCTTGATTCATCACACACGCAGCCTATGAAGTCGTCTGGTGAGTAATGCAGAAGCTGCTCATAGTTGGTGATGGTAATGTTGGCCGCGACTTCCCCGTTCTTCTTCTTCTCCGCATCGATGCCGAACTTCTCGGCTTCTCTTTGGGTCTGGGCGCCCACGGCGAGCGGTGTGAGTATCAGCATTTTGCCGTTGTGCTGGCGTATAATGTTCTCGGCCCACACAAGCTGCATGATGGTTTTGCCCAGCCCGCAGTCCGCGAAGATCGCCGCTCTTCCTTTGCGCACCGACCACTCGACGAGCGCCTTTTGGAAATCCATCAGGTAGTCCGGTATAAAGGTGGGCTCAAAACCGTGGAATTCTATCTGCTGTTTCTTGCCCTCAATAAAATCGGTATATGTTAACTCCATCACACGTGTGTCCTAACATCGGGGTTCCAGGTCTCGTCACACCATTCGATTTTGGAGCTCATTGGAACAGTGTCTCCTCAGGCTCGGCCGCGCCTTTCACGTACCTATCGAGGTGCAGCCACCAATCAAACATTTCCTCGCCGCTTGCCCAGCGGTCCAGGACGGTCTTCTTCTCTTGCGCGGCGCGGTGTTCATAGTATCGTATGAAGGCCCTACAGAAGGCATCCCTCCAACGCGGCCACCTTTCCGCTTGCATCAGCCGGGTCTCCTGCTTGGCCATCGGGCAGAACAGACAGCCGAGCCGCGTGAAGCCCTCGTCGTACAGGTGGCAGTATGGCAGGCTGTTACCTCGGATGTACTCCCAGATGTTCTGGTCGGTCCAGTATATCAGCGGATGCACGAATCGCTTGCTGGTGTCGCGATAGCAGACCTCCACGACTTTTCTGCGACTCCGTGCGCTGCTCTCTGCCTTCCTCACGCCCGTCATAATCATGCGGTTCTTTCCGCTCTGCTCCTTGTACTCGCTACAACACCAGCGGCGATGCCGCAGCGGAAAGCCGCGCGTGCCGACCTTAGTCAGGAAGGCACACTTGGGTCTGTTCCATGACACGGTGGGATAGCGGTCTCGTATGAAGTGGACGAGCGGGGGCGGGTCGATCGTGGTCACGTTGTAGTGAGCGTCGTACTTCACGCCCGCACGGTCGGCCAAGTCCTTGAGCACGATGCTGTCTTTGCCGCCCGAGAAGGCGAGGTAGTATCCCTCCTCCGGCTCGAGGTCGCGCATAAGCGCCACCGTGTCGGCCGCTTTGTCCACGGTGCCGAATAGGGACTCATCACGGAGCGGACTCATACCCAGCCCCACCAGCCCAGCCAGTACTTGCCGATGTAGTACACCAGCTCGTACAGCAGTGTGACGATCGCTGCGGCCATCATAATATACGCCAGAATATTCAGTGCCTTATTGGTTGTCATACGTGCCTCCGCAATTCCGGGTCCCATTTCGGCTCCGGCTCCGGCTCGTCGAACAGGCTGCCTGTGTCCCGTCCTGCTTTGAACCTTGAACCTTGAACGTTGAACGCTCCCTCCGGCTCCGGCACCAGGCGGTCCCCGGTCTCGGTCTCCAGCCTGGCTGCCATTGCATTGCGCCGCCGCTGCAGCGCACGGTCGCGCCGGGTGAGTCCGCGCATGCGCTTGGCCAGGGTCTCGCGCTCCTGGTCAAAGTCGGCCAGGCAGTCAGCTATCCAAAACCCGGTGGTGGATGATACCACGTCAATGTCGTCCAGCTCAAGCAGCTCAGTGATGGCCGTGCGGATCACCACGTTGGACCCCTTCGGCTCCATGCCCAGAGCGCGCGCGATCTCTGCTGACGTGCGGCGGTTGTCCCTGCCTCGCGCGAGCTGCGCGAGCACTGCGCGCCGGAATGCGGGCTTGTCTTTTGGGGACGGTGTCTCCAGCGGCGAGTCCGGGACTGTGTCGTGTATTGCCATGATTATACGTCGCCCAGTTCCCAGACCATGTCCTGGATGGCCCGCTTGAATTCATCGCGGGTCATGTTGCCGTTCTGGCCGAGCAGTATCTCGATCGGGCCGCTGATCTCATAGTTGGC